GGTGTTATTTCAACGAGGACGGGATACTCAGCTTTCGTGGGGCGGTCTTCAAGAAGCCCGAGGACCTGCCCCGTCGGAACGCCTTTATCGCCGGCGGGTTTGTGTTTGCACGCGGACGACTCGTAAGGGAGGTTCCTTTCGACCCGCACCTCCCGTACCTGTTTACCGGGGAGGAGTTACTCCTGTCGGCGCGGTATTTCACACACGGGTGGGACGCGTACACCCCCAACCTCAACCTGGTGTACCACGCCTATACCCGGGCGGGGGAGCCCAAGTTCTGGGACGACCACCGGCTGGAGACCGACGAGGTCCACCTCAAGGTAAAAATGCTGACGGGACTAGAGGAAACGGTACCCGAAAAACTCAAGAACAAGAATATGAGGGAAAGCTTGAGCTTGTACGGCCAGGGAACGGAGAGAACACTGGATCAATTCTATGAATTGGTGGGTGTCGATCGAAAGGCAAAAACGGTCTCCAAACCCTCCATCGAGTTTTACTGTGCGTGCTCCGAAATGCAACAAGAAAACATGCTCTTGTCCGTCGTATGGTTCTTGCTTGTGGTGTTTGCAGTTCTCGTTTCAGTCATGGTGCTTCGTCTTTACCACCGGAAATAAGTAATGATGTAAATGAAAATGTTTTCAAAGGTACTTTTTGAAAAGAGGGTGGTGTCATGAACATTTTTACTTTGGAACCACACGTGTGAGTGTCACGTTGCCGGAATAATTGCTATGGATAAACCACCGGACATGTATCGTCTCGTTTTCGTTGCAGTCGTCGTTGTCCTCCTCGTCCACTTGTTTTTCCACAGGAGAAGGAAGCAGATGAATACCGTGCTTACGAATGGCGTAGAAATACCCGATATTTTTCCACACGGACCGGATGTCAAAGGCAGAAGGGTGCGAAATAATCTCCATATCGTGCAGGAAGACCTCATCGTCCGGTGATATCGACTTTGGCTTGAGCTTGAGTTCCGCGGAACGGAATTTGGCCGAGATGGAGTCGGTGGTCACCTCAAACGTCCCATGAGTTTTTCCGGGCACCGACCATTTTCCGTGGTACTGGTTCGGTATCATGAAAAAAGCGTCCGAGGAAACCCCAAGTTTTCCCAGGAACAGCGCAAACGCCGAAAGGACCCATAAACGGTACTGCATATAAAATCAATTTATACACTACGAGAGAAATTGTTAAATATTATTTTTTTGTAAAAAAATAAATATGGAGGAATGTGGGATATGTTTTTACGAGGTCTCTCTGGATAAATTCCACGAACTCCCATGTTGTCAAAACCGCAACCGGATGTGCAAGTATTGTTTAGAACTCCTCCTTGTTCCCCTCTGTCCTTTCTGCCGGACCCGGATTCCCGGACTCGCGGATAAGGAGGATCCTTCGCGATTCCGTGGCGGGGTAAGCCTGGATTCGTATACAATGCTCCCTCCGATGTACGCACTCAACCCCCTTGATGATTCCTACCTCGATTCGAGGATTCTGCGACGGCAGATGAAGCGTCTCCGGAAACTGCAGGAACGCGAACGTGGCGCCGAGGCAAACCGTCGAACGAATTCCCTGTATAACGAAAGAAGACGACGGGAACAGCAACAAGCACGAGATGATATTCAAGAAGAAATCAAAGAGGGACTCGAAATGTTTGAGATGGACGGATGAAATATATTTTTAAATAATTTTTTTTTTATTTGGTAAGGATATAGAGAGGTGATACGCAAGTATGACGATTTTGTACGAAGACGATGACGTTGTTGAAAGTTATGACCATGAAAATGATGATACCGAAGGAAAAGAATTCACCGCCAATCAACATCAGAATGACCTTTCATTGGATAATAAACCCGTAGAGGACACCGAAGAAAAGGAATTCACCGCCAATGCACAACAGAATGACCGTTTACTACTTAAAAATAAACCCGTAGAGGAGATGCTTCATCTAATTATCGGAATCAGCAATCCATGCCAGTTTGAAAGACGATATATACTTGCAAAACAATTTATACGGCGCATAAAAAAGATGAAAAACGTTTTGCTGTACATTGTGGAAATCGCCTACGACCTCCCTGGGGAATTACCGCAAGAATTTCGTGTGACCAATTCACACAACCCGCGCCATCTACAGGTACGAAGCTCGGAACCTCCTTTGTGGGCGAAAGAAAACATGTGGAATATGGGAGTCAAGCATCTTTTACCACGGGGATGGAAGGCAGTCGCATTTAGTGATGCTGATATTGAGTTTGACAATGTTCATTTTGCCAGGGATACCCTGAAAATTTTGAACGGTGACTGTGATGTTGTTCAAATGCACAGCCATTGTATCGATATAAATGCCACAGGTGGTGTAGCGACTATTTACACAAGCTTTGCTTTTTCCGTGTGTCATCACCAAAAATATATAGCATCGGATGCCAAATTTTTTCATACCGGTCACACGGTAGCCATGACTCGTGTTGCCTACAAGAAAACGATGAACGGTATCTTTGATAAAGCCATCGTGGGTTCTGGGGATGGGATTCTTTTCCACAGCATACAGGGAACCGTCTCCAATGTGCTTCAACACCAAGAATGTAGCGACGGTTATAAAAACTCTATCCTTGATTTCCAGGAAAGATGCGCTTCTTTACGAATCGGGTACGTCCCCGGTTTTATTTATCATCACTATCATGGAAAGAAGGAAAATAGGGCGTACTTGTCAAGATTTGATATACTCAAGACCCATGGATACGACCCACAAGTCCATGTGGAAAAGAGGACCGACGGCTTACTGATACCGTCACCACAATGTCCACCTGCGATGCTCGAAGATATAAGTAGGTATTTTCAAGAGAGGAAGGAGGACGATATGCTGGTTGGGAATATTTCCCGTCCGTTTTTTTCGCGTTATCTCACTATCCAGCAGGCGCTTATGGAGAATTCCCCCCTTGAGAAAAAACTACACATGATCATTGGGGTTAGCAATCCGTGTCTTTATGAGCGACGGTACGAACTTGCGGAACAATTCATCCAACGAATGGAAAGAATGAACCATGTCCTCCTCTATATTGTGGAGATTGCCTACGACCTTCCCGGTAAAAAGCCTCAAGAATTCCGCGTGACCGATTCTAAAAACCCACGCCATCTTCAGGTGAGGACTTCGGAACCTCCTTTGTGGGCGAAAGAAAACATGTGGAATATGGGTGTCCGGCATCTCTTACCCGAAGATTGGAAGGCGGTGGCGTTCTGCGACGCGGATGTCGAGTTTGAAAACGTCCATTTGGCCCGAGATACTTTGAAAATTTTGAATGGCGTGTGCGATGTCGTCCAGCTCCATAGTCATCGTATTGATTTAAAGTCCCGGATCAACATGCACTATAAAAACATGGAAGAGTGTTATGGTTATCGGTTCTTTAATAGAAATCGGGGTTGGCATGGGCATCCTGGACATACCGTCGCAATGACACGTGTGGCGTTTGAAAAACTTGGTGGATTTTTTGAAAGTGCGATTATCGGCTCTGGGGATAGTATATTTTTTGAGGCTTTCCGTCAGGAAAGTTATCGGCACAGAAAGTGGTTTTTAGGTACATCCGTTTCGGAATATTACAAATTATTCAAAGGTCTTCGTTTAGGGTACGTCCCTGGTATTATTATCCATTCTTTCCATGGAAGTAGAAAAAATCGAAAATACACCGATAGGCACCAACTGACAAAAAAATATAAATATGACCCGACTCTCCACGTTGAAAATAGGAAGGATGGCCTGCTCGTGCCTTCCCGAAGGTGTCCTCAAGGACTCACGGAGAGTATCATGAAATATTTTTGGGAGAGAAACGAGGATGAAGGAAGCGATCTCATCCCCAACACAAACACAAAGACAAAAGTAATCTTCATAACACGATTCAGCATTTTCGATGGAAATACAAAAGGATTCCGAAAGCCTGTTAAAAAGGAGTACTTATTTTCAGAAGAACGACTCAAGGCTCGGTTTGAAATTTTTGAGAAAAACTATGTCCCTTCTATTCATCGTCAAAATTATTCCGATTGTGAGTGGTATGTGATGACATCTTCCTATCTACCCGAAAAGTATTCAAAACGACTTGAACGGGTTGTAGGGTCAATACCAAACGTGCATATCATACCCGTGGAAAATTTTGCTGAATTTCGTGAAACAATCAATACCAAACTCCGGAATGAATCCAATTATATTAGTGTACGTGTCGATGATGACGATGGTCTCGCGCCCACATTTGCGTCGCGGCTTGTCGACATTGCCAAAAATAATCGCAACGCCGAGGTGATCAGCTTCACTAGGGGAAGGAAATGTAGTTTGTCGAAAAAAGGCGAACTCATTATTTCTTCCAAGCAGGTATATTCTCGTAATAGCGCCCAAGGCCTTGCTGCCGTAAACAAAAATATTTATTCGTTCGGAAACCACAACAAAGTGCACGAGAAGACGACCGTGCACTACGACCACACACCAAACATGTATAACGTGTTTTGTAGCGAGTGGACGGACACCACGAGAAAATTCTCCTAGTTCGTACACCCTTGTACTTATTGGTGCTTTGTCGTCATTATAAACCGGTAAATCCGAAACAATCCAATAAAGAGCACCCCGTAGATAAAGTAGTTGAACGCCATCCCTAGCATCTGCGGGTTCAGGAACGAGTAATCATAAATAAAGCTGGCGTCCGCTGGGACCTCGGACCCATCGTTCTGTCGAACCGGGTCGAACTGGTTCTCGAGAATGCTCACAAAACAGTACCCGAGGATATCCCACAACATGACGCCGAGGAGGATGACGACGGTACAGACCATGGAGACACGGAGGCTCTTGCTGATGAGTACCCCGGCAAAGAGAAAGAGCCAGAAAATGGCATGAAAAAAGCGTAGCATCGAAGCGATGACCTTGTTCATCATGGTCCAAAATGAAAAAATTGAAAGGTATTTAATATTTTACAAAAATATTATAAAAAAAACATGGTTGAAAAACTCGAATTTCAGGCGGATATCAGCGAATTGATGAACCTCATCATCCACGCGTTTTATAGTAATCGCGACGTGTTCCTGCGGGAGGTGATTAGCAATGCATCGGACGCGCTCGACAAGCAACGCCACGCGGACCTCTTGGCCTCTAGAACCAACGAGGTGTACCGCATCCGTGTTTCCGCGTCCAAGGATGCCAAGCAACTGCTTCTGGAGGACACGGGAGTGGGCATGTCGAAGGAGGACCTTGTGAACAACCTGTCGACGAT